TGATAAGGAAGTATTTGAAAATTATCCAGATTATCAAAAAGAGTGGGTTAAAGGCAGGATGATGTTTAAGCATTATAGTAATATTAGTTTATTAAAAAAGAATAGTATTGGATATTTAAGTATGAATATTAAAGATGGTTGGACAAATTTATGTAAGTTTTTGGATAAGAAAATTCCAAATGGAGAATTTCCATGGATCCGTTAAGTAAGAATATAATAATAACAGAAGTTTTTTCTGAATCTGAATGTCTTAAAGTAATTGATTCTAAAGGCGAATTTGTTACAAGCCCACAAGATCAACAAGATGATGGAAAATATATAATTGTTCCAGATGAAAGTGATTATACTTTTGGTCATACTAATTTTCCATATTGGCATGTAGAATTTTCAGATGAAAACGAATGGTTTGTTAAAAAATTGAGAGAACACGTTACAGAGATAAATGATAAATTTTTTAAATTTAAAAATAATGGTTTGTGGAATATGGGAATAAAGGAATACTCCGATCATCCTGATCATAATAATAGTTGTTCATGGCATTTTGATGATATGAGTAGAGGTAAAAGATTAGGATGTGTAACTACATTACATACTGCGATTGAAGGTGGGAAATTTGAAATTTTTAATGGTGAAAAAGTATCGATAGATATAAAAGTAGGTGAAGTTGTAGTATTTCCTACTTGGTTTTTCCATAGAGTTAGCCCAGTACTTAAAGGAAAACGACTTACATTGGTCACTTGGATGTATGGTGAACCTATAACGCTTTAGATTTATAATTATGATATATTTATATAAAACAGGAGAATGTTTGTGTCAGTAACATTTAATTTTGATACATATAAAGAAGCTTCAAAAGCTCGTACATTAGAAGTAGGTAAAAAACTAAGTGAGAACTATTATTCTGGTTCATCAGTAAATACCAATGAGGCAGAATTAATAGCCTTAGATTACGTGCCTTCAAGTGGATCATTTTATTGTACAGAGTTGAATACAGATATAGGACTCTGGGATCCTCAAGTATGGGTTCGAACTGGATTTGATTTTGATGCTTTAACTTCATTCGCATCTTCGAGTGGTCATAATAAAATAGAATATATTTTCGCACAGGATGAGGAAGATATAAATCCAGGTAAATATTGGGTTGCGGCGGCGAGTGCGAGTGCTCAAAAATATGAAATTGGATTTGATACTAAATATTTAATACCAATTACTTCTACTGGATATAATACTTCGGCTACTACATTTTATGTAAAAAATATATCAGTTTCTAATGATGGATTGATTCCTCTCATATTAGAAGTTTCAAGAAATAAATCTTTATTTAGAGATTTTATGGATTCTAATAATATGGGGAATTATATGACTCCAACAGCTTCTGCTGATTTAAGTAATAATTTAAATGGTAGTGATTCACCAGATGTGGTTACCAAACAGGTAGCTGTAGATAATAAAAAAGGGTTATCTTTTTGTACATTAACAGCTGATAATAGAACTAATCTTTTAACTGAAGATCCATATTGTGAAAGATTTATGGTTCCAGATGTTACAGATAAAGGGTATCCTGCTCACCTAAGAGGTACTGCGTTGGTTTATCATCAAGCGTTAGATCTTTCTGGTTCATTATGGCTTAGACCTACAGATAGTCAATGGTCGTGGGGATATGATGCTAAGTATGTTGAGTCTGGGTCAAATCAATGGTCTTTTAAACCAACAGGAGTAATTGGACATTTTTCAGCGGGTACTAAAGTTTATATGCATGATGACAGTTTAGTAAACATAGAAAGTGTTAATACTGGGTCTTATGTAAAAAGTGCGTATTTTTCAGGAAGTGATGTTGGGGGAATCATGACGCCTACATTACTTACAGATGATAGATTACTTGCTGGACTTGATGAACCTTGGAGAGATTATACTATCGAATCAGGTTCTACATTAGACCATTTTACAGCGACTTCTTCGAGTGTTGAAACTATAATAGAATTTGATTTTAATACTTGGGTTAAAGTTAATGACTTATATGAGATTTCACCTGCAGGACAGCTTTTTATTAAATCAGGGTCAGCGTACAAATTTGTACAATCTACTGAACTTACTACTGATTATAAATTGATATCACAAGATAAATCAGAAATTGATATTACAGCAGTTGCAGTTGAAAGTGGTTCGTGGAAAACATTTTATGGATTGGATTTAGAAGACCAAGATATATATTTTGTATCGGAGAGTTTATTTGTAGAGGTACATCATACAGCAGCATAGAAATTTGTTATTAAATTTTATTAAAGGTTTTAAAAAATATGAAAGCTAAATCGTTATTTGACCATTTAAATCAAATAACAAAAGTACAAAATCAATTATATTGGGATAATTTAACAGAATCAGATAAAAAAACATTTTCAAACTATATGATTAATAGGTTTCTTTCTATGAAAATGGAATGGACAGATTTCGTTAATGAAATACAGAAATTAAAGCTTGACTCGCACATGCTTTATGTCGTATATTCCAATGTATTACCAAAGAGTAAACAATTTTTAAGGTATATTAAGGGTAAAAATCAAACTAATTATAACAAACAAGTTATTAAAAAAGTCTCTGAATATTTTGAAATTAGTCAATCAGAATCAGAAGATTATTTAAATCTGTTATCAAAGGAACAAATTAAAGAATTAGTTTCTTTATATGGTTATACAGATAAAGAATTAAAACAAATGGGATTATAAATGGAAGAAAAAATAGTTATAAAAGATAAACCAACAAAAGAAGAATGGAGAGATAAAGCTCGTGAAAGTGAGAGTTATGATATCATAGAACAGATGGAAAAAGATTGGCCTGAAATGACCAAAGAGTTTAAGAAGATTCAAAGAGAACAATACGAATTGTTCTTACACAAACAATTCGATTATGGGCCACAAAATATTGCAGTAGGACAACAATTAAAAAACGATGAAGAAAAACGATTATCCTTGTTAGGCATTTGGTTCAGATGTAATGACAAAATTGAGAGATTAAAGACATTGTTGATGAGAGGTGATGATGGTTCTTTAGAAAATGAAGGTTTGGTAGATAGTTTTTCAGATATATCAAACTACGGAGTTATGGCTCAAGTTGTTTCTCGTGGTAAATGGGCAAAATAATCAATCGTATGAACGATAAAATTAAATTATTTGATATTTATATATATGGAAACAATATATCAAATAACAAACAATGTCAATGGCAAAATATATATCGGTCAGACAAATGATTTACAAAGAAGAATATATGAGCACAAATGTATTTCGAATAAAGAAACTCTTATCGCAAAGGCCATTAGAAAATATGGTTGGGAAAATTTTGAGATAAAAATATTAGAAAAATGTAAAAAAAGTGTTGTAACTGTTAGAGAAATGTATTATATTAAGAAGTATAAATCGTTATCCAAGTATCATCTTGGGTATAATATGACTGAGGGTGGAGAAGTGAGTTGGAATAAAGGTAAAAATATGAAAGAACTTGGATACGATTTTTATGAAACAAGAGATGCACGAAACAATATTGAATGGACAGAGGAAAGAAGAAAACAACATTCAGATGCCTGTAAATCAGAAAAGTATTATGAAGGACTTAAAAACAGAAAAATTACAGGTAGACAATACAAAGTTAAAAGAATATCAGATGGTAAGATTTGGAACTCTCAAAAAGAATGTAGAGAAGAATTAAAAATTACAGGTTATATGTTTAGAAAAAATATAGGAAAATTATATGAAGTTATATAATAGGATTATGGCAACTATTGTAAAGAATGGAAAATGGGGAAAATAGAGTGTCAGAACCACTAAAAGTTAGTTATTCTCAATATTCTATGTGGTCACAATGTCCTCATAGATGGAAATTAAATTACATTGATAGAATGTCTACCTTTACTGATAATATTCATACTTTATTTGGTACATCTATGCATGAAGTTATGCAGTTTTGGGTTAAGACTATCTATGAGGTTTCTGCTAAAGCTGCAAATGAGTTAGATTTAAATACTATGTTGTTGGCTAAAATGAAAAAATTATATTCTGACATTATGAAGGTAGAAGGGTCAGAGCACTTTACTACACCTGATCAATTAACAGAGTTTTGGAAAGATGGTTGTGCAATTTTAGATTTTTTAAAGAAACGGCGTGGAGATTATTTTTCTAAAAAGGGATGGGTTTTAAAAGGTATTGAAACTGAATTGGATTGTCCACTTACAGATCAAGTAGGTTTTAGAGGATTTATAGATTTGGTACTTGAAAATACGATAAATCAGAAAATCAAAATTATAGATATTAAGACTTCTACAATGGGTTGGAATAAGTGGGCTAAAGCAGATAAGAACAAAACAGATCAATTGTTGTTGTATAAACAGTTTTATTCAAAACAGTTTGATATACCAATGGATAAAATTGATGTGGAATATTTTATAGTTAAAAGAAAGTTATATGAAAAAGTAGATTGGCCTCAGAAAAGAGTTCAATCATTTATTCCTGCTAATGGAACACCGTCTATAAATAAAGTTGTAAAAAATTTGAGTGATTTTTTAAATGATGGATTTGAGGGGAACTCTTATAAACATAAAGATTATTTAAAAAATGCAAGTAAAAAAACTTGTAGGTTTTGTGAATTTAACCAAACTGAATATTGTGATGTGGGGATTAAATAATGAATAGAATGAGAGTAAGCCTAAGATTTTATTTACCAGATTTTATAGAAAATTTAAATACCAATATAGAAGAATTAGAAAGAATATATACTAAAAATTTGGCACCTATAACTTTATATTTGTGGTATGCTAAAAATGATAAAACAGATTTGGGTCAATTAAAAGAGTTTATTAAAAATTGGGAATCTAGACGACATTTTAGAACGGTTATTAAAACATCTTTCGAAAATACATCAAAAGATTTTATTTGGTTTGATATACTCCCATATACATATGAAAATGAAATTTCTCATGGTAGATTTAGATATTCTTATGTTGATAATTCTAAAATTGTAGAAGGTATTAAACATTTTGATGAAATTTTAAGTTTTACAACTGTATCAAAACCCAGAAAAATACAAAAAAGGACAGATCAAAATTATAATGAAAGTGGCGATAGTCGGTAGTAGGAAATACGATAATAAAATAAAAATGAAAGAATTTATTTTCCAATGTAAAGAACAATTTGGGGATAAATTAGAAATAGTTAGTGGTGGATGTAAGTATGGAGCAGATAAATTTGCTAAACAGATATCAATGGAGTTGGATTTAAGATATGTAGAATTTCCACCAGCGCATTTTCCACATAATCAATATTGTGTTAGAGAAGCTTTTAATTATGGAAAACCTTATGCGGTATGGCATTATTTTGAAAGGAACGCGGAGATAGCAGACTATAGTGATATGGTTGTAGGTTTTATACCAGAGGGAGTTAAATCTAATGGAACCCACAATACATTAAAACACGCTAAAAAATTTAATAAAAAGGTTATTATTATAAATTAAGTATATATTTATATATATATGTTATATATATGTATATATGGATGGGATGAGAAATTATTATGGATGAATTAAAATTAACATCAGTAAAAATTTTAGCAAGCCTACATAAAAGATTTAAAAGGTTTTGCTTAGAGGAAGAGTTTACACTTCAAAAACTGGTTAATAGATCGTTAGATTTATATACCACAGATGTGGAGTTTAAGCAGAAAATAGATGAATATCAAAAATTAGAACATTCAGGAAGTATGTTATGAAGAAAAAGAAAATATTATTACTCTCGGATGATTTAAGAATGTCATCTGGAGTTGGTTGTGTTTCGAAAGAGTTTGTTTTAGGTACTGTTGAACATTATGACTGGGTTCAAATAGGGGGAGCTATTAAACATCCAGACACAGGTAAAGTGTTTGATATGCGGGATGATATAAGGCAAGCACATCCTGAAATTAAAAACCCATACTTGATGATTTATCCAACAGATGGTTATGGTGATCAAGAGCTAGTTAGGGCAATAATAAAGAGAGAGAAGCCAGACGCAATTATGATTTATACAGACCCAAGATTTTGGATTTGGTTATATCAAATGGAACATGAAATTCGGTCTAATATACCTATTTTTTATTATAACATTTGGGATGATTTACCTTATCCAATGTGGAATGAACCTTATTATGAATCGTGTGATTTGATTATGAATATATCTAAACAAACTGTAAATATTGTTAATAATGTTTGGCATCAAGAACCACCCGAAGATTGGCAAGTTACTTATATTCCTCATGGAATAAATCAAGATGTTTTTAAACCTCTACCTAGAGATGACAACGGTTATCAAAAGTTTATGGCGGAAAGTAAACACCCAGTTGAAGATTACGAATTTGTAGTATTTTTTAACGCTAGAAATATTCGTAGAAAATTACCAGGTGATGTAATACTATCATTCAGTACATTTGTAGATATGCTTCCAGAAGAAAAAAGAAATAAATGTTTATTGTTAATGCATACAAATCCAATTGATGAAAATGGAACTGATTTGATGGCGGTAGCAGATGCGGTAGCACCTGGAAAAAATGTTAAATTTTCAACGGAAAAACTAACTCCAGAATGTTTAAATTATTTATATAATTTTGCAGATGTTACTATTAATCTGGCTTCCAACGAAGGATTTGGACTAGGAACAGCAGAATCAGTAATGGCGGGTACTCCCATGATTGTAAATGTTACAGGTGGTATGCAAGACCAATGTGGATTTAGACTTGATGGTAAATTATTGACAGCAGAAGATTATACAGATATACATTCTTTACACGATGCAAAGAAGTGGAAAGATAATCCACGACTTACTCACGGTAGTTGGACAAAACCAATATGGCCTTCTAATCGATCATTACAAGGTTCAGTTCCAACACCATATATTTTTGATGATAGACCAAGTTTTGAAGATGCCGCTGAAAAGTTATATGAATGGTATCAGACACCAAAAGAAGATAGAGATAAGGCTGGATTAGAAGGTAGAGAGTGGATGTTGAGAGAAGATACTTGTCTTTCAGCTAAGAGAATGAGTGAGAGATTCATAGAAGATATGGATAGAGGTTTTGAAAAGTGGACACCAAGAAAACAATTTAAGTTATATGAGGCATAAATGAGTGATTATAATGGTTTTAGTTTTGATTTAGAAGGTAATGGTAAGAAAATAACTAAAGATAGAGTAGATAAAGTTCTTGAATTTACAGAAGATTCTAATGAATGGAATGTAATAATGGAAGTATTAGAGGTTGAAGATGGTAATATTATTCTTATGGGAGATAATGAGGACCCATGGAGATATAATTATGCCAATGAAGTTTTGTTTCTTATTAAAAAATTACAAGAAGAATTAGATTTTACTTTCAAGGGAGAGTTTGTGTGGATGTCAGACGACTATCAAAATAGTTATACAGATACATATACATTTGATGGTAGTGGAGATTATGAAGAAGAATTTGAAGAGGAAGAGCATGAGTGGTACGAAGATGAGTAAACCAGTTTGTTTAGTTACAGCACCTGTAGGTACAAGAAGTGGATATGGGGCACATGCAAGAGATATAGTACATTCACTTATTGATTTAGATTTATATGATGTAAAGATAATGCCAGTTAGGTGGGGATCAACACCACAAAATGCTTTGGATGAAAATGATCCCGAAGATAGAAAAATACTGGAAAGGTATTTACCACAACCACATTTAGACAAGCAACCAGAACTTCATATTCATATTGTAGTTCCAAATGAATTTGAGACGTGGGGTAAATATAATATAGGTATCACCGCAGGGGCTGAATTTACCGCAGTAAGACCTGAATGGTTAGAGGGGTTAAATAGGATGGATTTAAATATAGTTCCATCTGAATTTACTAAGGAGGGGATTGTTAATACTAAATTTGATAAAACTAATGAAGAAACTAAAGAAAAAGTTGGTGAATTAAGAAATGAAAAACCAATAGAAGTTTTGTTTGAAGGTTACAATGAAAATATTTATGGAAAAGTTACAACTGATGATTTGATAAACGAGGAATTATCAAAAATTAAAGAAAATTTCTGTTATTTTTTTACAGGTCATTGGTTACAGGGTGGATTAGGTAATGATAGAAAAGATGTTGGGGCATTAATTAAAATATTTTATGAGACTTTTGGCAGAAAGCCAAATAAACCAGCACTTATATTAAAAACCTGTGGTGCTACTCCATCAGTACTTGATAGGCACGAGGTATTAGGTAAAATTGATCAAATTAAAAAACAATTTCCTGGACAGAAGTTACCACCAGTGTATTTATTACACGGAGATTTGACAGATGACCAGATGAATGCGTTATACAATCATCCTAAAGTAAAAGCTATGACTATGTTTACTCATGGAGAGGGATTTGGTAGACCTATTTTAGAATTTTCAACTACTGGAAAGCCTATGTTGGTTAGTAATTGGAGTGGTCATTTAGATTTTCTTAAAAAGGACGCCGTTACCCTTCTAAAAGGAAGATTAACAGAAGTTCCAAGAGATGCATTTCCAGATAATATACTTCAAGAAGGAGCTCAATGGTTTACTTGTGATTATGGTTTGATCAAAAAAGAGTTGGTTAATTGTTTTAAACAATACAAAAAATATAGTAAAAAATCTCAAAGACAGAAAATTTATGCTAGAAATTTTACTCGACAGAAAATGACAGAAAAATTAGGAATGATTCTTGATAAATATGTTCCAGAATTTCCGAAAGCGGTACAACTGAATTTACCTAAACTTAAAAAGGTTAGCGATTCTAATACAGAACCTACTAAAATAAAACTTCCAAAGCTGAAAAAGGTGTAATGTGGAAAAGAAAGTAACTTGTGCAGTATGTAAGGCTGAAAAAATGTGTATAGAGGAATCTCATGGAGATTTTTCATCATATATGTGTTTTAGATGCGGATATATGTCGGATAGCAGGATGAAAGAAGATTCAGAATTTATGAAAAAATATTTAAAAAATACTCCGCAGACAGTTTTAGATTTAAAACAATATGATTTAGAGAGGTCAATTTATTGGTATCCTTCAGTAGTAAATGTTCCAAAAAAGGGTGTAGTATATCCAAAAGAAAGTCCAAAAACTTTTGAGGGTAGTTATTGTTGGGAAGCGGCTAAATATATTAAATCAGAGAGAAAAGGATATGATTTTGAATTAGATATGGATAATTCTAGAGAATTTAATTATCAATTATTTTATGAAGCACTGCGATATATAGAAGTAGTAATAGAAGGAAATGTAGATGAAAGTAATCACGCAATGGCATAAAGTAAAGTCTGGAGATATAATTTCTTTTAAGTATATAAATGAAAGAACTAGAAAGAATCTAACTCATTCAATTTTAGTATTAGCCAAAGATCAGAAAGTGCCAACTAAATCAGGAGATAAACGATTTTTGATTGGATTAAAAATAGAAGAAAGCAATAGACCATTGGTTCCCAGAGATGTTATAGAAAAATTTTTAATGGAAATAGGAGAAATTGAGTTAGTAGATGCTAGAAATAAGATTTATGGATTAAAATTAGAAACTAAAGGAAATGTAGGAGAGGTTCAAATAAAAAGGTTTTATAGAGATTTAAAACCATTAAATAGAACTAATAATCTATATAGAACTTATGATTATGTTAAAGCTAGAAAATCTCCAGTCTATAAAGAGCCTATAAAATTATCAAATACTTTAAAGGAGGCATTGGAATCGAAGTTTGAATATGAAAATTAATAATATTTTTGTAGTAATTTTTTTGTAGTAATTGATACTTATTAATATGGGAAGAAAGAAAATTCATCTAACAATAGAAGCCAAAAGAGCCGCAAACCTTATAGCTA